TATAAATTGGGCAGTAAAATATTCACATGAACGTAATATACCTCAAACAATGGATATTTTAAATAGATCAAAGATTGTAATAAACTATCCTGGAAATAGTTATGACAGTTGGAGAATTTGGGAAGCAGCAAGCGCAGGTGCAGCATTGTTACAACCTAAATTGCCTTTAGATAGTACATCTAAAGACCATATGTTCTTTGAAGAATATGTTGAATATAATTTAGATTGCTCAGATTTAAAAGAAAAAATAGAATGGCTTTTGGATGAGAACCGGTGGATGGAATGGGGACATCGAAGTTTAAACGCTTACGAAAATTACCATTCCCCCGAAAATTGTTTTATTCAATACTACAACAATATAATGCGGCATGCACCTTTAGAAAGAAAAACGCCTGTTTCATTAAACGCAATAGATTTTTATTTACCTAACAGACTATGATTAAACTAATAATTTTTGATTTAGATGGAGTTCTAATAGATAGCAGAGAACTTCATTATGATGCTTTGAATGCTGCATTGGATAAAATTGATCCTAAGTATATAATTACAAGAGAAGAACACTTAAGTAGATATGATGGGTTGAATACTACTGCAAAATTAGAATTGCTACATACTGAAAAAGGATTACCTAAATCCGAATTTAATGCGGTATGGCAAAATAAACAATCTGCAACTATTGACGCATTTAAAGAATTTACTTACGATCAAAAATTAATTTCTATATTTGAAGAATTAAAACAAATTGGTTATAAGATTTGTATTGCTAGTAATAGTATTAGGGAAACTGTAAAGCTATCATTATTGAAAATTGGTATACTTGAATATGTAGATTACTATGTTAGTAATGAAGATGTTAAAAGGCCAAAGCCATTCCCTGAGATGTATTGGAAATGCATGACAGCAATGGGACACACCGCAAAAGAGACTTTAATAATTGAGGATAGTCACATAGGAAGAGCAGGCGCAATATCTAGCGGAGCACATTTATTACCGGTTGAAGATTGTAATGATTTAACTATTGAAAAAATAAGGAAAGAACTAATGTTACTAAATGGATTAAATAATAGCCCAAAAATTCCTTGGCGTGATAATAAATTGAATGTTTTAATTCCAATGGCAGGCGCAGGATCTAGATTTGCATCTGCAGGTTACACATTTCCAAAACCATTAATTGAAGTTAATGGTAAACCTATGATTCAAGTTGTTGTTAACAATTTAAACATAGAAGCTAATTATATCTTCATAGTACAAAAAGAACATTATGAGAAATATAATTTAAAATATCTATTGAACTTAATTGCGCCTAATTGCAGTATAGTTCAAGTTGAAGGACTTACTGAAGGTGCAGCATGTACGACATTGCTGGCAAAAGAATTTATCGACAATGACAATTCTTTATTGATTGCGAATAGCGATCAATTTATAGAATGGGATTCTAATTCATGCATGTATGCGTTTGGTGCAGATTCAATTGATGCCGGCATTTTAACATTCAAGGCAAGTCATCCTAAGTGGAGTTATGCTGCATTAGGCGACGACGGATTTGTAAAAGAAGTAGCAGAGAAAAAAGTTATTAGTGACGATGCGACTGTGGGTGTTTATTATTGGAAACATGGAAACGACTATGTTAAATATGCCAACCAAATGATAGAAAAGAATATTAGAACAAATAACGAATTCTATGTTTGTCCAGTATTTAATGAAGCAATTCTAGATAATAAAAAAATTAGAGTAAAGAATATTAAAAATATGTGGGGCATTGGCACACCCGAAGATTTAAATTATTTCCTGCAAAATTATAAGGCGTAAATATGACAAATGTGACAATTATAACCGCAACAACCGGTTCTAATTATTTAAAGGAAAATATTAAATCGGTTCAAAAACAAACATATAAAGATGTTCAACATCTTTTAGTTGTTGACGGAAAAGAACATTTAGATAAAGTAATGAATATTCTAAATGAAATAGATATTACTAATGTTGATTTAGTTGTTTTACCATATGCTACAGGTAAAGAACAATATAATGGACATCGAATATATGGCGGATTTACACATATTGCAAAAGGTGATTACATTGGTTACCTTGATGAAGATAACTGGATAGAGCCAGAACATGTGCAATCGTTACTTGATACTGTAAAAGATAATCAATGGGCGGCCACATTACGTAAAATTGTAGATAGTGAAGGTAAGTTCATTTGTAATGACGATTGCGAAAGTCTATGTAATTGGGAATCAGTTATTAATGATTATTTTGTAGATGTTAACTGTTTTTTTTTCACAAAACCACTTGCGCTTCAATTAAGTCCGATTTGGTATAGACGTGCAAGACATCCAGACGATCAACCTGAAGTCGATAGAGCATTGACATATACACTAAAAGATAATATAATAGCATGTGAGGTTACAGGAAAGTACACAGTAAATTATAGAGCAGGCAATAGATCTGATTCGGTTCAAGGCCAGTTCTTTTTACGAGGTAATGAAATAATGAAACAAAAATATAATGGAGTTTTCCCATGGCGAAAGTAGACTACAAATACAATGAAGGCGAACTTATTAAGGAGTTCCAACAATATATTGACTCAACATATGGTCAACACTACTCAATGAATCGGTTTCAGGCAACCGAATTCATTATTGACAATGGACACGGTGTAGGATTCACCGCAGGAAATGTCATGAAATATGTTCAAAGGTACGGAAAAAAAGCAGGAAGGAATAGACAAGACCTACTAAAGGTGTTACACTATGCATTGATGCTTTTATATGTACATGACATTGAAGTTGAAGAACCCGTGGCACATCGTGAACCAATTGAAAATTTTGTGCCACATCATCCAGTTTAAAGGAAAAATATTATGCAAATTAGTAATGAAACAATCCAACTCTTGAAGAACTTTGCTGCAGTTAACAGCAATATTCTAATTCGTAAAGGTACGACTTTATCTACAATCAGCACAGCAAAGAACATCTTTGCGAAGGCAACAGTAGCAGAAGACTTCCCAGTTGAGGTTGCTGTGTATGATTTAAACTCTTTGTTAGCATTGTTAACATTGATGGAAAATCAAGATGTTGAGTTTGGTGAGAAGTCATTGACTATCTCTAAGAACAATGGTAAGTTTGAGTACTTCTATTCTAACGCAAACGTAATTGTTGCTGCTCCTGATAAATCTATTGAGATTGATAATCACTTTCAATTCCAACTATCCTCAGAAGATGTTAACATGATTATGAAGGCAGCTAACATTACAGCAGCCCCTACAATCTCTGTTACTGCTAAAGACGGTACAGTTGTATTGACTATAGGTGATAAGAAAAACGATACTGCAAATACTTATAAGAAAACAATTGGCGCAAGTGACGAATCATTTGAATGCCATATGTCTGTAGACAATTTTAAAATTGTCCCTGATGCTTATACAGTAACAGTATCTAAAAAGAAATTGTTCCACTTCCAACATGCTACAAAAGCATTGGAATATTTTATCGCAATGGAACCTGATTCTGTTGTATAATGCAACAACTTGAACTAACATATTTCTATCCCCTGACGGAACAGATTCCGTTAGACTTAGATTATGCAGATTGCAATACACCTAAAATGTGGACTACTGGTAATATGACTACCGGTAATTTTTTAGCCAGTAACGGGACTACTACTGCTTGGATAGTGCCGAACACCATTCAGTTTAATCCATCCAATAACTCAGTTGGTTATTGGAAAGTAGGTGAAGGCTTGCAGATGCATAATAAAAATAAGCCAAATTGGTTACATCGTCAGATGTCTAAAATCTTTTTTGGGTGGGACTGGAAAAACAATTAATATTATGGAGTTATTATGGATATTCGTGAACAAGAGTTTTTGTGGGTTGAGAAGTATCGCCCTCGCACATTAGCCGATTGTATTCTTCCTGCAGATCAAAAGAAGATCTTTCAGGAAATGCTCTCTAAAGGAGAGATTCAAAATATGCTATTGTGCGGTGGCGCAGGCATGGGCAAGACCACTATTGCCCGAGCATTATGTGAAGAATTACAAACAGACTATATCATCATTAACGGTTCAGAAGAATCTGGTATTGATGTTCTTCGTACTAAGATTAAACAGTTTGCTTCTACTGTATCATTCAGTGGTAAGCCAAAGGTTGTTATTCTAGACGAAGCTGATTATTTGAATCCCAATTCTACTCAACCTGCTCTTCGGGCATTTATGGAAGAGTTCTCATCGAATTGCAGATTCATTTTTACTTGTAACTTTAAGAATCGTATTATTCCTCCGCTTCATTCTAGAACTGCGGTAGTTGAATTTAAGTTACCTAAATCTGAGAAGCCTAGAATTGCAGCTGCATTCTTTAAGCGTGTTCTTGAAATTCTTAAGCATGAGAATGTTAAAGCCGACGATAAG